GCCCATCGCCAGCCTTGGCCAGGGGAAGAAGATCGTGGCCGGCGGGAAGACCGTCCGCATCACGACCCAGACCTACAAGCCCGGGTCGGCATGGATCACGCTCGTCGTCATCGACGATAACCAGTAATCCCTGTGGTAGAGGTTAACATCCCTCGGAAGTCCCTGTCCGAGTTTAATGCCATGCTGACCATGGTTGCCAAAGAGATTGGCATGGATGCCCAGAGCATGGTCGCAAAACAGGCCATGCTTATCTGTGCCGACATGGCGACCTTTACGCCAGGTATGCCCAAGGGAGGCGGGCAAGGTTTGTCAAAGGAAGCCAAGGCCGCAGGGGAAGGCGCCGTGGCCGGAGACATCCGTAAGATTTTCATCGCTGTCGGGGACCGCAACATCAGCACCCAGAAGGCTATCGTCTTCCGAAACCTAGCTCACGCGACACAGACCAATAACCGCCCGCTGTTCGATAAGATTATCAAGAAGTCCCGCATCGAGACCCTGCGCATCTCGCCGATCATGACGAAAATCCTGAACGACCCAAACTATGACCGGGCGTTCCTGAAGGCTAAGAACTACCTTAACCGCGTTCCGCTGGCCGTAAACGAATACGGCTTCGACTACGCCAAAGACCTGCGGACGCACCACAACCGCGTTAAGGCCAAGTTCGGCGGACGCATCGGTCGAGACCAGCGCATCGGCGAACCGCGTCTTCTGGTCGAGTCGAAGCAGGAACTCGATAACTACATCAAGGAGCGTCAGGCCGCCGTCGGTCGAACCAAGGCTGGTTGGCTTCGTGCGCTTAGTATGATCCCCAAGCCTCTTCGGGCTAATGTCGCCAGCGGGAACTTCGGCGCCAAGCTGCGGAACGCCGGCTGGATTGCTCGCCACGGCGGGTCGGGTCAGGCTACGGCAAATTACACCGACAAGAACGCTCAGGTCACCATTCAGAACTTCATCGGCAACATCAACCAAATCGCAGTAAAGGCGGATACAATGGCTCTTGCCTTGGGTAACCGCGTCAAGCAGATGGAGTCGGACCTGAAACAACACATCGCCCGCACCAAGCGGAGGATGCGGCTCTGATCACTTGTCCCCGCGAACTCGGACGAACACCGGGTGGCGGAGGGAACCGTTCGGGGTCTTCATCTGAAAATCTACCTCGGCGGTCTGGCCGATGAGCTGAGAGCGGTCGGCGAGCAGGGCGGTCCGGGTGGCGTTATCCATGCCGGTGCCGACATTGACCAGGCGGCGTCCGCAGCGCACGACGATATGGCCAGCCATCCCGGAGCACTTGCCCGTGCCTTCGACCACGTCCACGATCTCCGCGTCAGTGGTGTCGGCGTCCTTGACCTTGAGCCAAGCCCTGGAGCGAAGGCCGTGGGAGTAGGGGGCGGTCGTATCCTTGACCATGGCACCCTCGAAGCCTTCCGCAGTAAAGCGGAGGAAGGCGTCCTCTGGGGTGCAGGAGACGCTTGGGATAAGCAGGAGGGACGTAGGGTAGGACTGAGCAAACAAAGCCTCCAGAGAGGCACGGCGGGTGCTGTAATCGCCCTCCACGGAGGGAAGGTCGAATAGCCAGACCCGGGCATCGTCGGCGGACTGTTCCGAGCGCAGGGCACCGACCGAGGTGAAGAAGGACTTGCCGGACACGGCCTCGCCGTCGAGCAGCCAGACGCCGTCCTTGCCAGCCAGGAGGTCGAGGACCTCGTCGGCCAGATGGTCGAGGGAGGGCATCGGGTTTCCGTTGCGGGTCTCGAAGCGCACGACGCGGCGGGATAGGTCCGCAGTGATCAGGACGCGGAGGCCGTCGACCTTGGGCTCGCAGACATAGGACGCAGGGGTCTCGCCAGCATACAGGCGGGCCAGCATAGGCCCACGGCGAACCTTGGGCGTGCGGCGTTTGGGCTGACGCGGAACCGCATCTTCGAAGATGGCGAAGAACACGGCAAGTAATGGGTCCTGTTGGCAGAGCATCGGTGGAACTCCTGAAGCAAAAGCCTAGCCCCCTACCTCGTCAAGACCCTTTCCCTCCCAAAACGGGCAAAGGTACAATGGGCACGAAGAGCATCCGCCACATCGTAGAAGCCACGCTGGCCACCTACCTATCCACCCAGACCGGGCTGACCACCGTGGCCTTCCTGACCGGGGACAGCGCCGCGACCCAGACCCTGCCCAAGGCCGTGGTCCTGTGCGAGTCTGCCCGCAGCCCTGCCGACCTCCCCGAAGGCGAAGGTAACTTCAGCTGCTCGGTCCGTATCACCCTTTTCTCGAACGCCGACGACACGACCCTCGCCGATCACCGTGCCCGCTGCGCCGCCCTGTCCGGCAATATGCGCGACCTGACCAGCATCAAGGCGGCCTTCGTCACATCGACCGACGCGGCCTGTTACGACGTCACGATGCAGTCCGAAGACGAGGGCATCGACGAGCGCTCCTGGGCGACTTCCTTCTCGTTTGACGTGCTGGTGGTCCTGCCCGCCTAAGCCAATTCCAAAGCCTGCAATTACAAATGGCCGCCATCTCAAACGGAACCACCTGCGTCTACGGTATCGCGGGTACTGTCACGAACCTCTTCGTCCAGAGCTACAGCCTCTCGTCCTCGTTTAATAACGAGGCCACGGTCATCAGCGAAGCCGGTCTGACGGTCACGCACCGCCTCGACGACCGCAAGAGCGAGATCACCATCGAAGGCATCGCCAAGACCTCGTCTATTCCTACCCTCGGGGCCACGCTCACATTTACGGTCAACACTCAGTCCGCATATCCTGCTGGCTCGGCTTCGGCTAGCTTCACCGGTGTGATCACAAAGGTAGACGATAAGGGCTCTAGCCAAGGTTTCACCAGCGTCTCAGTGACTGCTGTCGATTTCGAAGGCATCTCCTACGCGTAATTGACACCCCCGAAAAGGGGGCAGTCTAGAGGATAGTGGACCGCCGCTTCCTCAACGCCTACGTCGACCCGGCTCCTTTCAGGATTCTGGGTCGAACTCTTTACCCCTGGTGCCTCAAGTATCGGGTGCGTCTGATGGCCTTTGACTCCCCGCTGGTCACCGGCTCCCGCGGCATCACCCCTGCCGACCTTATCTTCGCCTGCCAAGTGTGCGCCGAGGAGCCGCTGGGCGGTAGCATCAGTTGGTCCGACCAGTTGAGGCTTGGCTACATAGGGCGCAACCCCGCCAAGTTTGAGCTCCTGCTGGAAGCCTTCTCAGGTTACATCCTCGTCCAGGACTGGCCGAAGTTCTGGGAGCAGACCAAGACAAAGTCAGGGGGCGGCGGAAAGGGCGTTCCTTGGCCGCTGTCCATCGTGGCCAACCTGATCGCGTCAGGCATCCCTGAGCAGCGGGCTTGGGAGATGCCGGAATGTCAGGCCATCTGGCTGAACTCCGCCCTGGCCATCCGCAAGGGAGCCGACGTGGCGATCATGTCGCCCGAGGAAGAAGCCTTTATGGCCGAAGAGGAAGCCAAAGACAAAGAGGCAGCCGCGGCGGCTGCTTCCAATCCTGCAAAGGAAAGCACCCCCTGACATGGCCCAAGACCTGACAGTCAACATCAAGACCACGTCCGACGTCCCCCGGGCGATGGACAAGGCCAAGTCGGCCACCGTGTCCTTCTCCAAGCAGGTCGAGGACATCCAGAAAAAGTTCTCTACTGGTTTCAAAGACATCTTCCTTGGGTTCTTCGCCCCGATGGTTCTTTTAAACGCGGCCATCTCATACTTCTCTAACAAGATCGCCGAGGCTCAAAAACTAGCCATGGACGGATTTGATAAACTGGCGGACTCATCGACCAGGTATGGCACAGCTGAAGAGAAGAGTCTCGCGGCCCGACTCAAGATGCAGATGGATCTCATCAAGGCACAGAAAGAAGAGCGAGCCGGTAAAAATGAGATGTTTAAGCAATACCTGATGTCTACTCCAGAGGGCCAGGCAATCGTGAATCGAGAAATATCAAAGGGAGGGGAAGGCTTTCAGATGGGAATGAAAATCCCAGCCATGAAAGAAAAATATATTTCTGGACTGGCGATGATGAAACAGATTCAGGAGGAAATCCTTAAGATCGAAGATCGGAAGATTACTCCGGAGATGCGGCGCCAGAACCAGCATAACATGGAACTTGCCCAGAAGGCCGAACTGCAAGCAGCAGAAGACAAGAAAAAAGCCGAAGAGGCACGGACTAAAAGCTTAAGTAGCCCAGGTGCCAATTCGGTCTCCGGCAACGTGATCGGCGTCGGCGCCAACCCGGTCGTGACTGCTCTTCAGGAACAGCAAGCCATCGCCAAGGCATCCCTGACTCAGCTTGAAATCATCGCCGCTCAGTTTGGCTATGCCGCCACCTACAAGGACGTCACCGCGTCAGGCGCCACGCCCCACACCCCGGCCAACGCCTCGCCGTCCCGCGCCGCCCTTCTCACCAAGAATAAATAACCATGGCTCTCGTCAAAGCAGGCAATGCCCTTACCACCAAGTTCGTCCAGCCGGGCGGATCGTACACGAACGACGGCTACGGCCTGATGACCGCCCGCGCGACTTACATCGTCGACAAGACGGTAGGCGGAACCGCCGTTACGACCGGGCAGGTTCACCCTGATTACTCCGACTTTTTTGTCCACAAGTTCACCCTGTCCAAAGGCGCGCTTGATGTCGACACCATAGAGGCCGAGTACGTCGGCATCCAGTCTGGGGTCGGTAATTGCACCCGCCCAAACGTGACGGCATCGCACGGCCTGACATCGGAGCACATCACTACGCACCCCAACTTCTTTGCCGCATCTGGAAGCATCGCCGGCAACGGCACGACTTTCACCGAGTCTACCATCGTGCCAGGAGAAAAGGTCGGTGGCGACTTCGGAGCCCACTTCAAAGGCACGACCACCAACGCCGGCGGCTTTGTGGGGTTCAAGGATTCCAGCACCGCGGCGAAGCAGTACTTCTACGGAAAGACGCACTACCTATCGCCGATTACGTCTTTCTCGGGAGTAATCTACACCAAGGTAATGTCTGACGTGACCAAGATTCGCAATGCGGTAGGCAAGACTTCCCAGACTAATTCCTTCGACGGCATCAAGCTGCTGCCAGATCACATCGGCACGACCTGGACTGCCAGCATCAAGGGAGCGACCCGCGACACCATCCTGCTTTCGCAGGCTTCCTTTGAGGACTATTGCGTCCCGTCCGGCTCTGACCCGAAGATCGTGAAGATTAACTACGAGATTCGGTTCAACCGCGAAGGCTACCCGGCCGAAGTCTACACGCGCGCTACATGAACTTACAACCTGGCGCAGGATACGGCTTCACGTCAAGCGGGTACGGGATGTCGCTGGACATCGGGAATCCTTTCCCGGACGACGGCGTGGTCTCAGGCCACTCTTTCAAAATCATCAACGTCGCCCTGCGGACTTCGGGCGGCTCTACGACCGTCACCTATCAGGTCCAGTCTGGCACCATCAATAACTTAGTCCCTAAGATTGACGACTACGTCAGTGGCACCGAGGTCAAGTTAGACCGCGTCACGGCTGGGGTGGCAAACCCTCCGACCGGGGAACTGGCTTCGTCGAATTACGACGCCACGACTAAGACCTCTTACATCACGCTCCGGGCAGGTGCTGAAATTGCTAGCCCTTACGCTTACCCTGACCCTCTGGTGACGAGCAATCAGTACCCGGTCATCATCGGCGGCA